TGTAGAATATCTTACGCTAATAAAAAAGCACCAAGATGAGCTTATACTAATGCATGATTTAGTAGAAATCACAGAATTAGAAAACTCAACAGCCCTTGGTTTAGCAGATATAGAGTATAATGGTATTAAATTAGACACACTTAAATGGACAGAAATAGCTGATATTTCAGATAAAGAAATGCACGATTATGAAGATAAATTAGATCAGTATATACTTACTGACGATAACTATGCGGCATTTAAAAAGAAATATATACAGCAAGATTTGTTTATAGATAACTCTGAACTTAGAAAAGTAGATGTTAAATGGTCTAGTCCATTACAATCTCTTAAGGTTTTAAAAACAGATATACCTGAGCTTGAAGATGTTAATGGTAAAAATTTATATAAATATAGATCTACTAACTCTTTAGTAAATGACTATGTAAAGTATAAAGAGATTGCTAAGCTTGCCACTAGTTATGGGCAAGAGTTCTTAAAGAATGTAGGTAAAGACGGCAGAGTTCATACTAATTTTAAACAAATACTTGCTACGGGTAGAATTGCTTCATCTAAACCTAATATGCAGCAAATACCTGCTGATAATCAATTTAGAAGATGTTTTGTAGCTAACGAAGATCATGTATATGTGTCTGCAGATTATAGCTCACAAGAATTATGCATTATAGCTGTTGGTTCTAAGGACCCTGTATGGCTTAAAGCCCTTGAATTAGGCGAAGACCTCCACTCTATCTGTGCAGATTTAGTGTACAGTACAGAATGGACTAATAGTGCAGAATCTGACTGTAAATTTATAGCAGCAAAGCAAAAATGTGATTGCAAAGAGCATAAAAGGTTGCGAACCAATGTAAAAACCATTAACTTTGGTCTAGCATATGGGATGGGACCGCAAAAGCTCTCTGACACATTGCAAATCAGCACAGAAGAGGCTGAAAGTCTTATAGAGAAGTACTTTAGTGTATTTCCTTCTATTAAAAAATTCTTAGAATCTCTTGGTAATTATGGTAAAAAGCATGGTCATATTAAAACATTTGCTCCTTATCGTAGAATAAGATGGTTTGACGAATGGTTTCCTGGAATAGATACCAGATATGATAAGAAAAAAGAGCTAGGCACTATTGAACGAGCTTCCAAGAATACACCAATTCAAGGAACAGGTGCTGATATGACTAAACTAGCTTTAGTTCTTATTAGAGATTATATAAGAGATAATAACCTTGATGTTAAAGTAGTTATGACTGTACACGATCAGATTGATACTGTATGCCATAAAGATTTTGCAAAAGAATGGGCAGAAAATCTTAGAGATCTCATGGAAGACGCTGCTAAGCATATTTTAAATACAGATTTGCTTAAAGCTGATCCTAACATAACAGATAAATGGGAGAAATAATGAATGAATTAGATTTTACAAATGAAAAGAAAAATAAATTACAGAATGAACATTTAAAAGCTTGGAAATCAAAAGGATGCAAAGGTACAAGTATAGCGGCAACAGGTCTAGGAAAGACAAGAATAGGAGTATTAGCAATAGCCGATACTTTTAAAGATATATTTGCAAAAGCACTTGTAATTGTTCCAACAGAGAATTTGAGAGATAATGAATGGATAAATGAATTTAAAAAATGGGGGTATGAAAGTTACCTCGATAGGATAGAGTTTCAATGCATACAATCTGCATATAAACTGATGAATAATCATTGGGACATTGTAATTGTAGACGAAGTGCATACTACATTATCTCTAGAATACAGAAAATTCTATGAGAATAATACTTGGGATAAACTATATTGCTTTACAGCAACATTACCAGAAACTCCAGAATATCGTACATATCTTGAAGATATGGCTCCTATAGTAAAAACAACAAATTTAAATCAGGCTAAAGAATTTGGTCTTGTATCACCGTATGTTGTTTATAACTTAGGAATTAGTTTTACCCCAGAAGAAGCGTTAGAATATAATAGAATAGATAAGATTTTTAAGGAATGTACTGCAGAATTAGGAGGCTCGTTTGTAGCTTTTAAAAATGCAGGTAGGCTACTAAAAAGTAACGATACGGATAAGAAAAAGACTGCTATCATCTTCTATAAGATGATGAATCTTAGAAAGCAAATGTGTTATAATGCATTTAACAAGCTTTTAATCGTTAAAAAACTTACAGATAAGTTTGCTGATCGAAAGACTCTCATATTTAGCGAGAGTATAGATTTCGCAGAGCAAATTCAAACTGTAGTTGGAAGCGATTCATGCTCTATATTTCATAGTAAGATGTCCAAACCAGTGCGTAAAAGCACTTTAGAAGATTTTGGAAATGCTACTGGAATTAGAGTTTTAAGCTCTGTTAAGGCATTAAATGCAGGTCTTAATGTTCCTGACTGTTCCCTTGGTATATGCTGTGCAGGGAGTTCAAAAGCTCTGGATAACGTCCAAAGGACAGGCAGAACATTAAGAAAAGTTGATGGAAAACAAGCAGTTTATGTGAATCTATATGTAAAAGGTTCACAAGAAGTCAAATGGGTACGAACAAGAACGAAAGGAGATCATACAGTTAAATGGGTAGATAGCATTGGTGATATAAGCTAATATTAACCTATTTAAATTATTACAATGATAGCATTTGGTAAGTTATTTATTGAAGTCCTTATAGATATTCAATTAACCATAGAAGAATATTTTGTTTTGTATTGTTTTGCATATGATAAGAAGCCTCTTATTAAAATGTATAGCAATAATATAAATCCTATTTCTTTAAAGATTTTAAATAATCTAAAAGAAAGAGGGTTTTTAAAAGAAACAGAAGATAAGAAATGGTTAATTACTTCTAAAGGATCGCAATTTATTAAAGACATGGTAGATAGTTATGAAGATGCTAAAAGTGATAACCCGTTCCTTGGTGACGAAGACCTAGTAGATTTAGCGGAGAGCGTATATGAAAAAGAGTTTAACATTTTTATATCTGCTTATCCAACTAAAGCTATTAGAATGAATGGGCGTACTGATTATCTTAAAGAAGGTAGTAAAGAGATTAAAAAACTATATCTCTCTGTGCTACAATCTGGAAGAGCAACGCCTGTTCAAATGCAGAAAGCTGTTGAGTATTATGTAGAAAAACAAAAAGCTCAAGGTTTAACATATGTCAAAACTTTAAAGAATTGGTTAAAGCAAGAGATATGGAGAGATACTTTAAATTTTATAGAAACAGATAACAATGAAACTAAAAAAGATGTAAATTATGGCGGCAAATTCATCTAATAAAAACCTTTCTTATAAACACATTAAGAAGGCAAGTGATGAAATAATACAGTATATAGATCAAAGAAGAAAAGGTACTATACGGTCTCTTAAAACAAGATGGGGCAAATTAAATAAAACGATTACAGGCGGAATGGAATGGGGTACTATTGTAACCATTGCAGGTATGTCTGGGTCTGGCAAGTCTTCTATAGCAAATGAGCTAGAGACAAGTCTATTTGATTTTAATCCGAATGAAGAGTTCTCAGTACTATCTTTTAACTTCGAGATGCTGTCAATGAAACAAGTAGGGAGAAAGATTTCTTCTAAACTTGACATTACAGCGTCAGATTTATATTCTGGTAATGAAAATCTAAAAGATAAAGATTTTGAAAGAGCAAAATTTATAGTAGAAGATACTATAAACGATTATGATATTTATTATGTCGATATTCCAGGTAATGTAGAAGAAATCTATAATACTATACATAAATTCCATATGAAAGAGCAAGGTAAAAAAGGCCCTTTCTATGGAAGTGTAGTATTTTTAGATCATACTTTACTTACTAAAGGTGCTCAAGGAGCTTCAGAAAGAGAAATACTTACTAAGCTTTATAAAATGTTTATGCTTATTAAGAAAGAACTTAAGATAGTTATAGTTGTCTTAAGTCAATTAAATCGAGATATAGAACGAGCTGAACGTATATCAAATCCTACTACGCAATATCCAATGAAAAAAGATATTTTTGGTAGTGATGCTGTATTTCACGGCTCAGATGTAGTTCTTATATCTCATAAACCATTTATGCTTCATTTACAAAGCTATGGACCCAACAATTTACCTGTAACAAATCCCCTTGACTCTAATCAGGCCATGATATATTGGCATATTATAAAAAACAGAGAGGGCGAAGCTGGAGTTGTATTAGGAATGTTGGATAATTTAAAACATAGCAAAATAGATGAATATATAAAACCAGGAGAACTAACTTTTAATAATAAATAATAAAATGTCACAAGAAATATTAATAATCGGAGAATCTGGTTCTGGCAAATCAACAAGCCTGGAAACATTGGACCCTTCTTCTACATTCTTAGTAAATGTAGCTAAGAAGCCAATGCCTTTTAGAGGTTGGAAAAAGAACTATTCTCAATTAACAAAAGATAATCCTAAAGGAAATTATATTGCAACAGACAATGCTGGCAAAATAGTAGCAATGCTTAAACATATAAATGAAAATATGCCCCACATTAAAACAGTTATCGTTGATGACTTTACATATGTTATGGCAAATGAATTTATGCGTAGAGCTAATGAAAGAGGATTTGAGAAATTTACTGAAATAGGTCTGCATGCATGGGAAATTGCAAATGCAGGTAAGAATATGCGAGATGATATTACATTCATAATGATTGGTCACGCAGAAGCTTCCACAGATCTGTCAGGTAACAGAAAGCTTAAGTTTAAAACTATAGGCAAGCTTGTAGATGATAAAGTAAACATGGAGGGTATGTTTACTATTGTATTATTTACAGAAGTAGAAAAAGATCCTAATGGTGGTATCAAACATTATTTTATAACACAAAGTGATGGTACTACTACAGGCAAAACCCCAAAAGGAATGTTCGATGAACTGAAAGTTCCAAATGATATAAACCAAGTAATTCAAACAATTAACAAATATTACGAATGAAACTAACACTAGTAGGTAAGCGTGTAGAACGCATGAACAAATTCGGAGATGATCTTAAAATAGAGCTAAAAGATAATGGCTCTATTAAGTTTTCTCCCGCACTTTTAAGTAGAATGGGTGTAAGCAAAGATTCTAACAGATTTGGTATTGCATATTCAGATAGCGATAACGCTTATCTTTATTTAGCACCAGATAATAAAGGAGTTGCTATAAATGCTCAAGGCATTGCTAATAATATGCCCCATAATAGAGACCTTAGAAGTACTTATGATCTTTCTACAACAGGTAAAGTAGAAATGTCTGTAAAGGAAGAAACTAAGACTTTTGATGACTTTTCTAACTATAAATTTTATGAGATTTATACTGAAACTGAAGAAAATTTAGTATCTTTACAGGAGACATCTACCGAGGAAACTCATGTAGATAATTCAGAAGAAACATATGATTCTTATACAGAAAAAGCAGAAGACTTATCTCCTATTCAAGGAGAATATGGAGATGAGGACACATCAGCTGATATTTGGTAATAATAAATAATAAATAATAGAAAATGTATGAAATTAATCAATCACTAGACGCATCAGGACTTTCAGGATCAACTCCTATTCCTGTAGGAATTAATGAAGGATGTACTTTTAAAGGTATGGAAGTAAAGACTGACAAAAATGGAAACTCTTATATGAGCTTCAAGTTTGTTGATTCTAATGGGAATGAACTCACCCACAATGAGTTTGATGTTAATCCTCAATATGTAACTCCTAAAGAAGGAGAGTCTAAAGAGGATGCGGTACTTAGGAGAGTAAACAATATGCTTATTAGAGTTAAGCATATCTGTACTACTTTTATTGCTAAAGACCAATTTAATGTAAAAGGAAATAATTTCTCTGAATTGTGTCAAAATATTGCACAAGTAATGAGCAATGTAAACACTGAAGCTGTACCTGTAAGGCTAAAAGTTGTTTATGATTACAAGGACTACAATGCAGTTCCTAACTATGCTCCTTTTATTGAAGCTATGAGTGTTGCAACCACTTC